TCTGGTATCCGGGGGCATCTGCCTGGACGGAGCTTGTTGGGCCGACCTCTAACCCTGCCTTTTCGGTAGGCACTACAGCTACATTTGTATCGACTTCTGAGTGGAACGGCCACACTTATGCAGTGAACTCCGACTACGCAACGCCGATCAAGATCTACAAAGGAGCATCAGCTCCTCAAGTACGCACTGCTGGTTTGCCTGCTCTTGCTACTACTCCTACCTGTACCCCACCTTCTTCTGGTTCTTCGCATAACTATATTTATGCGTTTCATTACGAATATACATATGTAATCGACGGAGCCACTACATTTGTGGACTATGGCCCTGTAACGTATGTTTCGATGAGCACTAACAACAACATTAGCGGCTCACATCAGGTTGCTATTGCAGCCATGCCAACCTTGGCAAATGGTTCCACCCTTAACTACGACACTGCAAATATAAAGATCTTTATCTATAGAACGATTGATGATGGGATTACTCTTTATAAAATTGGACAAGTAAATAACGGCACAGCTACTTTTACGGATAACTTTACCGACGCTTCCATTACTTCAAATCTGCTTCTCTACACCAATGGCGATGTGCTCGACTATGACCCCCCGCCTCAATGCAAATACGTTCATGTGGTGAATGGAGTTGCGTACTATGCCAATATCAAGGATGGGACAGACTTCCGCAAAAACCAACTGCGCCAATCCATTCCTGGAGATCCTGATTCTTGCCCAGCAGATCTTACGATTGATCTGCTAGAAGAAATCGTAGGCATCTCCTCCTATAACGACAACCCGATCGTCTTCTCAAAGAAGCGGGTTTACCGCTTGAACGGACAGTATGATGAACTTGGTCAAGGCCAGGTCATCTATGAAGACATCACCAAAACTGTAGGCTGTATGAGTCACAACTCCATCGTGCAGACGCGCTATGGGGTATTTTGGGCGGGGGACGATGGATTCTACTGGACGGACGGATTCAGTTTCAAAAAGATCTCAGATACTATCAACGAGCGCTACAAAGATCTTGTATCTAGTGATACGCGCAAGTCTCGCATTTATGGAGCGTTTGATACTGTAGACAACAAGATCCACTGGGCCGCAACTTCGGGGGATTCGTCTACCGATAACGACTGTTTCTTCACCCTGGATCTTCGCTGGGGCATCTCAGAGGCAAGCACCTTTACCACCCGAGTCGGGGGGACTTCGTTTGCTCCGACTGCGATCATCTATTACGGCAATGACCTTCTCAGGGCTGACCGTAGGGGCTACCTGTTCAAGCACAACTCTAACTACACCACCGATCCGAAGATCAACACACTTGCTGCGTACTCTACCTGGTCTAAGCAAGCGATCATTCCGCTCTATCAGTCCACGATCTTTAACTTCGGCTACCCTATGGTTCGTAAGTGGGTTCCGAAGATGCTGCTCTCGATGCAGAACGTAACCGATGTGTCGGTGCAGATTAGCTCAATCAACGATGACTCTACTGCGGCGGAGGATCTTCTTGAGATCCGTTACCGGGCCAACATCCTTTGGGGGGATGTGGATGCGGTGTGGGGGGCAGACACCCCAAGCTGGAGCTATTTCAACCTCATCGAGCAAATGCGTAGGTTCCCTGCCGGGGGGCTTCGCTGTTCGTTCAAACAGATTGAGATTACCCAAGCATTTACCGCGATCTACAATTCGGATAACTATGGAGTTGCGAACGTAAACTCGGCCACCAAACAAGTGACGCTTTCTGGCGGGTGGCCTAGCGATTCGGTGGATTACTACATTTCGTTTGAAACAGATGGGTATGTAAAAGAGTACCAGATTACTCAACTTAATAGTTCAACTGTCATTACCTACCTCGACCCATCTATCTCCCAGCCCACCGCAACGGGGGTTAAGTGGGTTATCCGGGGCTACCCTAAAGGGGAGATCTTCAACATCCTCTCTTACGTCCTTTACTATGCACCTCTTACCGATCAGTCCTACAAGACTTACCGCAGGGAGCAGGACTCTACAGGGGAGAACGCATGAAGCGGAAGTTCTACGTCTCCCAGATCCAAGACGACTTTGTACGCCAGAATATGAAGGCATTGAGCGAAGTGTTCAATGTGAACCCCTTCTTAAAGGGACAATGGCGCTTCTTTACCTTTGAGGTAACTGTTTCTGGAACAGGGGTAAAGCTAGAGCACAATCTGACTTTTACGCCCTTGGATGTGATTGTAACTTCTGTAATTGGAGGTACAATTACATTTAAGTACGATCAGTTCGACAAGACCTTCTTGGTCTTTGACGCAACTCTTAGTGGAACCGCGCCGATGACTGTAAGGACGCTTATCGGTAGATATACGGAGGGAACAATCGGTGTATAGCCCTACTTATGCAGATCTGAAAGCTTACTTACAGAAAGAACTAGACCTGGAAGATGAGACATTCATCACGCCAGATGAGATGAAAAGCTACTTTAACGAGGCGGTCGATATGATCGAAGCCGCCATTCACAACATTTACGAGGACTACTTCCTCACCAATACCTCTCTGAGCTTTGTGAACGGGCAAGCAGCTTATACGCTCCCTTCTGACATTTATGCACAAAAGATCCGCAAGATCCTCTACAATGATGGAGGAGCGTACAAGTATGAGATCAAACGGGTTAAAAAGCTTGAGGAGACGATGTTTATTCAGACTCCTGATCTTTATAGCTATGTGCTCACTAATGATGCTACTGCGGGGCTTAAAATAACCCTGTTCCCGACCCCCCAGGCCAGTGCTCCGTATGGGACGATCTGGTACATCCGTAATGCAAAAAGGTTTACTGTAGATGCAGACGTATGTGATATTCCTGAATTTACCAACGTGCTTGTTCAGTTTGTCCGGTGGAAGTGCCTAAACAAAGAGGGCCACCCGGACACCATGCAAGCGCTTGAAGACCTGGGCCGCATGAAGCAGGAAATGGTCGATACCCTGACTGCTCGCGTACCAGATGAGGACAACTTTGTTTTGAAAGATATGAGTTTCTATCGTGACTATGACGACTGGAGATTCGGAGGAGGGCAATACTAATGGGCGATAATAAAAGCGGTGGACAGTTAAAGCCATTTGGACAACAAGAACCAACGGCTCCAAAGCAAATGACTCCTGAAGAGATTAAAGCTCTACAAGATCAAATTGCTTTGCAACAAAAACAACTGGATCTCCGTCAGAAGACATTTGAACAAGGACCAGAACTTACATATAACCCGATCGTAGAAACAACCGGACCAGACGGTAAGAAGACCATCGGCCTTCGCGAAGAGCTTCAGCTTCGTGGGCCGGAAGAGTTCATCAAGGCAGAGGAAGCTCGCCAGGGGCTTTCTGAAGCACAGGCGCTTGACCAGATGAACCGTCAGATGATGCAGCAGCAAGCTCAACAGAGGGCTACTGCCGCTTCCCGCGGAGGGCTTCGTGGCGGCACTGGAGCGATGGATCGGTACTCGATGCGCGAAGCTCTTCTTGCCAAGCAAGGAATTACTGGACAAAGCATGAAGCAACGGGCAGAGCTTGCGTCTCAGGCAGAGCAACTTCGTACTCAAGCTAGGGAGAAGCAAGTTGGACTTCTTGGCGGTGCTATCAAGGATGTGGAGAAATTCAACCTTGACCGCTGGATGAAACAGAAAGAAGTCGAGGCGGCAAAAGCTCAAGCACAAGCGACTAGAGAAGCTGGTGGCAGTGGTGGGAAGAAGTAATGCTCGAAGTTGTTCAAGTACCTAAAGAACAAATGGATGGGAAGTTCCTCGAAGATCTTCACAAGAGCATCTTCGGGCATGAGCTTCCTTCCTTCTATTTTAGGTATGATCTTTGCCTAATCGCGAAGAACGAACAGGGCGAACTTGTAACCTATGCCCTCCTTCGGGAACTGTCCTGTGAGGCTATTGAAATGGCATGGGGCGGTACGTCAAAAGACCATAGAGGATTTGTCACAAAAACCGCTATGGAGAAGTTTACCGAGAAGTGCTTTGAGTTCTATGATTCGGTGGTTTTTCAGACCTGGAACAAGAACACCAAGATGATTAAGCTTGGCATGGCGCTCGGGTATACTATCATCGGAACAAGGCTTACCGATGATGGGGATTTGATGGTATTATTTAACAAGAGGAGAAATTAATATGGACCCGTTATCATGGGCAGCATTAGGTGGATTGAATATAGGTATGTCTGCATTACAAGCAGAACGCCAAGCAAAACAAAGGCAACAAGAAGCTCAAACAAGAGCCGCTGAAATTGAAGCTTCTCCTTGGACTGGAAGAGGGCCATCTACTCAAGTTTCTACTGCCTCCCCTAGCGTGTGGGCAAATTTGCTTGGATCAGGAATCAATACTCTTTCTCAAGGGTCTGCAATTAATGCGGCAGCGCAAAAAGAAGCTATGAATGAATTGATGATGAAAAAGATGCAAGAGCCAAGTTTCGGTGGAGGACAACCGATGGGGTGGCTTGATCTTATGAAAATGCAGCAGCTTTCTGCGTAAGGAGACTTTATGGCAGACACTCCAATGCAACCTCAGATTCAGCCTTTAACAGAGCCTATGACTGAAGAGGAACTGAAGAGGCGTATTATACAGAGTTATGCTGAAGGGATGGCTCAACAGCAAAAGCAAGCCCAGGCGCTAAAAGATATGCTTGCAAGTCAAATCCAAGCAGAATCTGAGGCGGGTGCATTTGGAAGATTAGACCTTCGTCCTTTTGCTCAGGCGGCTAAAGCCTACGGAGCGACTAATGTAGCTGTTCCAGAAGAAGCCCCTGCCGATACTATGGGGATGAAGCTGAAGCTTCAGCAAGCTCTTCAAGAGTCCCAACAAGGGCTTGGAAAGCAGCAGCTTGATTTCTTGAGGTCTGCACTTGCAGATAGGCAAGCTGGTAAAATGTGGCAAGCCCAACAGTCTGAACAGAACAGAGCTATCAGAGCGTTTGAGAACGTATCGAGAAAGTTCGATAAGCCCCAACAGGAAATAGCCGACTTCTACCAAGCGCATGATGCGTTTAAGTCTGCTTTGGAAGCTGGGGATATAGCTTCGATCAATGCTGCGCTATCTAACTATTCTAGGATGACAGGTGAGAAAGGGGTTCTTACCGATCAAGACATTGCCAGGGTAATTAGCCCAGCACTGTCCTTAAAGTTTGCACAATTCAGATCTAAGCTTCTGTCTGATCCAACTACTCCTGTACCTCAAGAAATCATCACTTCGCTATCGGCAGGGCTTGAAAGACTTAGAGAAGCCGCTGAAAAGAAAGTTGCTAGCCGTATTGATGCAGCAGAACGTCAAGCTAAAGTAGGCCCAGGAGAATACCGCATTTATGCTCCTGAGATTGCAAAAGAAGCTAGGAAGAGTATTCGAGGATCTGAAGCTCCAGCTACTAGCGGCGGAATGTCAGAAGCCCAGAAAAAGCGTCTTGAAGAACTGAAGGCTAAGTATGGCAAGTAGAGAAGAAGAACTAAAGGAATTAGCCGAACTAGAGGAACTTGCTCAACTTGAAGCACTAGCTGCTCAAGAAACGGCTCCTAAACCTACCCAGGATCTTAACCTCGCAGAACAAGCCCTCCAAGCTGCTATGCCAGTTCTCGATCCTCTCGGTAGGGTTATAGACGTAGCAACTCTTGGAGCCCCTATCCGGGCAGGTGTTGCTAAACTTGTAGAAGCTCAAACGGGAAAAGAGATTGCTCCCGAGCTAAAGCTAAGTAGAGGCCAAGCCCCAACCTTTAAAGAAATCTGGGAATCTCAGGGAATTAAAGAAGGAACCCCTATTTCAGAAGTATTGCCCGGAATGTTCTCTCCTACCGGAGAAGAACTACTTAAATTTAAAAAGGGCGGGATGTTCGATATTACCCCTCTCGGAGCCGCTGGTGGGGTAATGGACATTGCTACTGGCATGGGAGGCTCTGCGGTTAAAGCGCTTAAAGAAACGGCCCTTGCTCAGAAAGCCCTTAGCAAAATTCCATCCGTCCCTAAATACTCCATCATGTCGGCTCTGTCTGGAGTACCTAGAGAGGCGATTGAAACCTATTCAAAGAATAGAGAAATTATTAATCAGCTTGATCCAATCAAAGCAGCCGAGCTTGCCGAACAAGCTACTATTGACGCTAGAAAAGCGGTTACTGGGATGCGTCAACAGCTTGGGCAAACGCTTCAAAGAACGATGGAAGAGGCAGGGAATAAAGCTGCGGATATTAGTTCTTTTAAAGATAAGCTATATAAAAATGTATCTAAATCAGTTGGGGATCTTAAAAACATCTCAAATCAAGAACTAGCGGCTAGCCTTAAAGCTCAGTTAGATGAACTTTTTCAAAAAACTGTAACTACTCCTAAAGGGTTAACTCTTAGCCCGGAAGGAATTTTGCAAGAAACTGCAGAAAAAGTAACTACAGTTCCTATTTCTAATAAATTAAAAGCCACCGAACTTTTCGATCTTCGGAACCAATTAAAAGATCTTGGAGATCTTTATGGTGGTAAGCCTGGAATAGTTTCCAAACAATCTGCTGCAAAGATTCCAGTAGCAGATAAGCGGCTTCAGACCTCTCTTTTAGACGCAGTAAAACAGTTGGATTCGATGATTGATAATACCACTGCTGGGGCATCCAAAGAAGCTAGAGCGGCATACGCAGAGCAAGCATCCAAGGCTCGGGCGATTGATAGCTATTTCAGCACCCCAGAGCGTACTGTAAGCACCCTTTCTAATCTATCTAGCAGGGCGAAAGGGCCAAGCAGAAAAGCGCTCCAGGAAGCGGATCAGTTGTTTGGGACCAACCTTGAAGAAACAGGCAAGGTTCTTGAATCCGCTAAATATTTCAATGAGCCTTCTATTGAAGCTCTTTCTGGGAAGGGCTCTACATCTACGTCAAGAACCTATGGAGGGGCCGCGGTAGGTGCGGCGGTTGGATCTGCTTTAGGTGGCCCAGGGGGCGCTGCTTTGGGGACTGCAATCGGAGCAAAAGCAGCTTCTCCAGCCGCTATTAGGTATGTATATCTGCCATCGGGTGAAATACTCGATAAAGTAACGGGGGCAGTAAGCAGGGCAGGACAATCTAATCTAGTACGCCCGGTTACTGAGCAAGCGTCTAAAATACCGTCACAAGTTTGGCTTGAAATGCTTAGAAGTAAACAAGGAGAACAAAAATGAAGATGAACAAGGAAGATTCGATGAAGATGGAAAAAGAGATGGAAGGCGATGAGATGGAGAAGGAAGGCCCAGAGATGGAGTCTGACGAATCCGAAGAAGGCGAAGAGTACGGGGAAAAGGAAGACTCTGACTGGAAAGCCAACTGCGACGCTAACGACCTACTCCGCGCTGCCGAAATCAAAGCCGATCCTGCCCGTATGAAAGCCGCCCTTGAGATCTTGGGCCAGAAGAAAAAAGCCATCGACTCTATGGAAGAGTTGATGGCTGTTCGTAAAGATAAGATGATGGAGAAGAAAGGCTAACTAAAATGGCTGATAAAATTTCAATCCAAAGAAAGCCTATGTCCTGGCAAGCTATGGCTCGTCAGGCATTAGAGGCAGAGGCTCGCGCAAAAACTCCTATGGTCTGGGAAGTTCCTGTGGATCAGCTTTATGCGCCTACTTCTGATATGCCGCTTAAAGAAGGCATCGCTTCAGGAGGCGCGGAGGTTTCGGATATTAGCCCTATTGATTTGATTCCTTGGATGGAAATTGCTTCGATGGGAGCAAAAGGGGCTAAAGCCGCAATATCCGCAGCTCCTAAAATTGTTGGGAATGAAATTGGAGCTGTTGGCCCAGGAGTGGATGAATTAGTTCGTTTTGAACAATTATTAAAACCACGCCTTACTGATCCTTCAAGAGTAGAAGCGGCTAAAGAAGCTCTTGCGGATATTGTAGAAACTTCTGGTTTTAGCAAATATGGAGAGGGTCTTAAAAGATTTAAAGATTCTCAAAAAAACTGGCCTTTATATGATCGGGCGGAGTTATATAACTTTATTGATAATGCAACCCCACAAGAAATCGAAAAATTACTAGAAGAAGAATATCTTGGCGGTGTGTCTGAATTTTTAACTAAGTATCGAAAAGATGTAGCTGAAAAATTAGCCAATACCCCACAGGGGCCAGGAATGTTCTATGCGGGTGGGGAGTATATTCCAGCTAGAGAACTTCAAATGCCAAATATCCTTGAATCTGCTAAAGCGGCTAAAAAAATGCACCCAGGATTGAAAAGCAATATGGGAACTTCAATCGGGCAAGGAGAATCCGTAAGAGAAGGCAATATTACCGATGCTATTGAAGCGGCGATTAGAGCTATCCGTTACGAACGATCCCTGCCCAAACCAAAGTTGCCTAAATAATTAAAGATTTCCCAGATCCGCAATGAAGGGCTCAAGCACCGTAAGGTCGCTTGGGCTCACATTGACTCCCTTAAGTTCAGTCGCAAACAAAGGCGTTACTTCAATTTCAAACTCGGAGTCTAGATACTCCTTCACCTTGCCGTTGAACTTCTCAGCATCCTTCAGCTTGTAGCCCACTGCCTTGCGCTCTTCTCCTTCTCCTTGAAACTCAAA